ACACCGTTGCACCTGCTTACAACAAAGGTCCAAGTATGGTTGTTGGTAAAAAAGATATTAAGGATATAGGTAGATGAAATACTTACACACCACTTTATTAGTTGTATTCATACTCTTTGCTTTCGCACATCAACAAGCAAAAGGACATGATACTGGAAAGGTTGTAGTATCTTATGTAGATAATACGGAAAGACTATTACATCAATTGACAATTAATATCACCGATGAAATTTTTAGAAATCTACCTAATATTCTTGATAGTATCTCAGCAGATATAAGGCAACAAATTGACAAAGAATATAAATGTTCAATTCAACCAGATGATTATAAAAATAAGGATTGTAATGATTAGAGTATTAATAATATTATTTTTATTGACTGGCTGTTCGCAGAATCAAGTTAGAACACACATAGGTACAGGTGCAGGTGCAGTAACAGGATTTACCACTTGTCGTGCTTTACTTAATTCAGGACTAGAACTTACTGCTGCTTGCACATTAGTTGGTGGTATGTTAGGATCAAGTTTCTTTTATAAAAATGATATGAATGTTCATACCGCAGTTTTTGTTGATACACTTAACACAGCACCTGGCAAAACATCCCATACAAATTGGGGTAATGCTGCTACAGGTAATTGGGGTTCTATAAAAATTAGTAGAACTTATGTAAATAAAATGAAAAAATGTCGTGAATATACATCAGTTATTTCAATCAAACATCAATGGCCAATGAATGGTATCAAAAGAGAAAGTGAATGGGGAATCGCTTGTCAAATGCCTGATGGTCGTTGGATTATAGAGGATACAGCATGAGAAATCCTATAGGACCTCTTTTACTATCAATGTTATTTTTTATAACTTTTTTGTTAATATCAAATTATGCTTTTGGTAAAACTAAATCACAATGGTTAAATGAAAATCCTTGTATGATTAAAACAATTACAACATCAGTTACAAAAAATGGAGTAACAACTATAACAAAAGAAGAAGTATTAAAATGTCAAGACGGATATGATGGTCCTAATTATTGGGAACTATTCGCACAATTTTATTATGCAGATTTGTCAGTACCTGCTTATTGTAGATACTTTGCAAGACCAGATCACCCTTTTAAAACACCTGGGTTGATTTGTTTAAATGAAAAGGGTGTTTGGGAAGAACAATAATGACCAGATTACTGATTATTATTACTTGCATTGTTGTCCTTACGGTGCATTGGGAATCATTTAGGGACAAAGTTAATATGGATAAGATAGTTGATATAACAGCAACTATTCTTGAAAAAGTGAAGGAGTAAAACACATGATTAAAATTATATTAATTGCTTTACTAGGTCTTTCACTTGCTAGTTGTTCCAAAACAATGACAGGCAAGTCAAGCTCTAATGCGACCTATAAAGTTAAACAAGAGGGTAGCACAGACGGTGCTATACTAAATAAAGTACCACAATGGTATATTGATGCTCAAATCGAAAAAGGTTTAATTACAAACCGTGATGCTGAAAACTTTATCTACGGTGTAGGATCTGGTGAAAGTCCTGACTTACAAATGGCGATGGATAAAGCAATACTAATTGCAAAGGCAAGTCTTGCTGATCAATTAGAGGGTGAGTTAAATAAACGAGCTAATTACTATATGACAGAGGATGGTAAAGAAGGTAACAAAAAAGTTGCTTCTAAAATTGACCAAACTATTGTCAACATAATCAAAGACACAAAGGTTACTGGTTATGAAGAATGGCATAAAGGTGTATTTGAAACACCACAAGGAACCTATCGAGTATATATAGGACTCAAAATGGGTATTGGTGATGCCAATAGATTAGCAGAATACATTGTTGCAAACGCAACTGAAACTGTTGATGTTAATAAATTAGCAAAAGAAGCAACAGATAACTTGGTCGCAGTACCAGTTGAGGGAGTAACAGTAGTAGAATAATATGACAATTATAGTTTACAGTAAACCATCATGTGTTTTTTGTGAAAAGGCCAAGGCGTTATTAACACGCCTTGGTTATGAATATACAGAAAAAGTAGTGAGTAAAGATATATCACTACCTGATTTATTTGAAGAATTAGGTAAACAAGTGAGAACAATACCACAGATTGTGATAGACAAAAAACATATAGGTGGATATAATGAATTAAAAGAATACTTTGCCGATAAAGGTAAAATTAATTTTAAAGGTGAAACACTTTGATACAATCAGAAACAGATAAAGCATTTGAAGAAAGTAAAAAGTCTTTAACAAAAGAAGAACAAGTTAAAGAACGCATGGCAGCACTTCGTGCTAAAAGAAAACCAGCAAAACTAAAAGGTGTTCACCCATCAGTATTGGCGTTACCTGATGACAATACATTCTCACATAAAAATATTAAGAAATGGATTGAAACACAACAAGGTATCGCAAAGGCAGCAGGTATGATTGAACGATCAAGAAATCGTGAGGTACCTCAAAAAGAACGAGATAAAAAAATGAGAGAACGAATGGGTGCTCAAGGATATATTACAGCCATGCAAAGATATTTAAGAACAGGCGATTGGGATAATATGTACTTTGGTGAATATGAAGAGCACTTAACAAAATGGAAAGTAATATCATAAATAGTTATATGAACTTAACACTATCAGATAACGCTTACAAACACATAGGAAATCTTTTAGAACAACATAATAAAAAATATGTTCGTTTAGAAGTAAAAGGTGGTGGTTGTGCTGGGTTTGAATACGAATGGTCTTTTGAAAGTGAAGAAGGATATACCAGGGATGATGTTTTAATTGATGATAGATTATTGGTACACAAAGTAAACGAATTATATTTAACAGGTATAGAAATAGATTATGATAGTGAGATATTCGGTAGCACTTTCAAATTCAACAATCCACAAGCAAAATCACAATGCGGTTGTGGAACATCATTTAGTATATAATTATGGGTAAGTTATTACAGTTTCCTATGAATAGGATAGTTAGAAGTGTACCAGAGATACCAGAACTCTCTGAGGAAGAACAAATAGAATTACAAAAAGATAAGTTTGTTGAGCAATTAACAGATCAAATGTCAATGGATATTCTTGCAGTATTACAAGATAATGTTGTTAATTTAAAGAGGGATGAGTTTTTGAGAGACCTAGCACTAGTTATAGAGTCAATCAAAAGTTTATTGAAAAGAGATTTTGATAAACACCATCCAATGCAAAATATAACCGATAGTTTTATCAATATACATACCACAAAAGATGGTAGAAAACTTACCGATATTAACTACAGCAAAATAATAAAAGTTAAAAGAAAAGATCCACCAAAGAAAGAAGAACAATCAATAAATTTTGAACCTGACTTTGATTTAGAGTAGTATTGACATTCCACCCCTTTTGTGATATAATAATGTTATGATAATAGTTGATATAAACCAAATAATGATTTCGAACTTGATGGTACAGATTAATGGCCGTCAAGCAGTGGATCTAAGTGAGGACCTTGTTAGACACATGGTTCTAAATTCACTTCGGGCTCACAATAAAAAATTTAGAAAAGAGTATGGCGAAATGGTCATCGCTTGTGATAGTAAGAATGTATGGCGTAGAGAAATATTTCCTAACTACAAAGCAGGACGAAAAGCAAATCGTGAAAAGTCAGACCATGATTGGGATTATATATTTACTTTACTTGGTAATATTAAAGAAGAAATTAAAACATTTTTACCTTACAAAGTTATTCAAGTTGAAACAGCAGAAGCAGATGATATAATTGCTACACTAATTAAAAAAAATAAAAGGGTTATTGCTCCTGAACATAAAAAGAAAGTGTTAATATTATCTGGTGATAAAGATTTTATACAACTACATGATAAAAATATTAGACAATATAATCCTGTGCTATCTAAATTTGTAGGTAAAGGTGAAAATCCAAGTCTATATATTAAAGAACATATATTAAAAGGTGATCGAAGTGATGGTATACCAAATATATTATCAGATGATAATGTCTTTGTTGAAGGTAGAAGGCAGAAACCTTTAAGTAAAAAGAAGATAAATAGTTGGGTAGAGGAAGTTTTTATGACCTTTACTGAACAAGAACAAAAGAATTACAATCGAAATCGAAAACTAATTGATTTAAGTTGTATACCTCAACACATAGAGGATAAAATATTAGATGAGTTTTTGAATGTGAAAGTAGCAACTAGAGATAAGATTCTAGGATACTTTATAAACAAAAAACTTAAAACTTTAATCGAAGTCATTGATGAATTTTAGACTTCGAAAGAACTGTTAAGGAGAAGAAAATGGTTATAATTAGAAGAAATCCAGATGGCAGTATTGCCAGTCAAGAAGGACAACCAACTCAATCACACCCAGCATTAGCAACTAAAATGGGAATGCAAGCCCTACAAGATTCAGGTCGAGCAGTACCACCAATGATGAGTGAGATTGCAACAAAGATAAACAATGCAAAAGATAAACCTAGAAAACTAAAAGTATTAAAAGACCATGACTCGGTTGCTTTACGACAAGTTTTAAAAGGTGCTTTTGATCCAAACATTGAATGGTTATTACCAAAAGGTGATGTGCCATTTAAAAGAAATGAGGCACCAATAGGAACAGACCACACTTTGCTATCGCAAGAGGCAAAAAGATTATATCTGTTTACAAAGGGTGGTGATAGTAGTTTATCAAACACAAAACGAGAAACATTATTCATACAACTATTAGAAGGACTATCTGGCGAAGAGGCAGACTTTTTAGTAACCGTTGTGAATAAAAAAATCAATAATAAATACAAAGGTTTCACAGCAAATCTAGTGAAAGAAGCATTTGGTTGGGACGAAAAATTTATGAAAAAACAGTAAAAAATAGTCATATTTTATTACTTTAAAACCCTTATATTTCAATGATTTATCTAAGTTGTTGATTTATAAGGGTTTTTTTATTTAAGAAATCGCAGAAAATAAGGGTTTTTGATGCCCGAAAGTGCTTGATTTTTGCTTTAAACTAGTATATAGTATAAGAATAATAACAAAAAAGAAAGATTATATTATGAAACTTGAATTTAATAGACTACCTGACATTCTTGAATTTATCAAGAATCCTGAACATAAGGATTCTTTGTTCCTTTTAGAGTGTGCAATTAGAGAAGCAAAGACTTCTTCTAAATCTGAATTTAAAGTGGGCGACCATGTTGTATTCGGTAGACCTAATGGTCGTAAAAGACCTGGTGTTATCGTAACACTTAACCCTAAACGTGCTGTCATCAAAGACACTAACCTTGGTGGCAAATGGCGTGTGCCTTACTCTTTGATGGAGGCTGCGTAATGAGAAATATTATATTGTTTTACGTTACCTTCGCATTATTAATCTGGTTTGGTTTCTATCAATGGAATGAACAATTAGCAATGGGGGCTGTCTAATATGTATTGTATGGTTTCTTTTGCTGACAAAAATGGCAAATCACATGGTGATCACCCACAAATATTAGAGATACAAGGTATCACTTGGTTTGAAACCGAAGACCTTGCTTTTCAATATTATATGTTTTTAAAACCCGAATTAAGAGATAATGACCATGTGTTTCCTATGTTAGAGGAAAACTTATCTTGGCATTTTGATGTTAATTCAGATTATGTAAAAAACATGAAGTATAAAACAAGACTACTCAGTAATGCACCTAAACCAGGTGTAACTGTTTATAATTAAGGAGAATAAATATTATAATGAAATTAAATAGATACGAAAAAAAAATAATTAAAGAAATAGTTGAAAGTCGTAAAGGCACTTATGAAACACCTAAACGAGATAGACTATCATATAAACCTTGTAAAGAGTATGACGCTGCTCTTTCTTTGTTTATGAAAAAACTTATCTATGCAGAAGCAACAAACGAACATGGCACAAATGGTATGTTTGAAGGACCTGCTACTGCTGATCCTAGGTTTAGATGGTTCACCTGTAGAGTCCATAAACCTTATGCAACAAAAAGAGAATTGAGGAAATTACTATGAAATACTTTTCAACAATCTTAACGATTTTAGGTTTATACTTTTTTGTATATGCTTGTACTGAAAAACCATGTACGGATGATGGTTGTGAAAATTTTAATAAACTAACAATACCAGAACCTTTAGAAGATATTAGAGGTGAAATAAAAATAGAAAAGTTAGTTATACCTGTAATTCAAACGGAAACAAAAGACGAGTTTGTATATTCATTAAATGAATGTATAGATTATCTTTATGCAAATGAAATACCTTTTAAAAATAGAGTACCTAAAGAGTTGATAGTTGCTCAAGCAGCAATCGAAACTGGTTGGGGTAAATCAAGATTTGCAAATGAAGGTAATAATTTATTTGGTATTCGAACTTGGAATATTGATGAACCATATTTACTACCAATACCTTGGACAGAATGGCCAGGTTGGGGTGTAAAAGTTTATGAAACTAGATGTGATAGTGTTCGTGATTATCTAAGAATACTAAACGAAGTTTTTGCTTTTTCTGAATTTAGACAGGCAAGAGATAGTGGTATTAATGATGGTGTAGTTTTAGCAGATTATCTTTCACAATATGCTAGTAATCAAAACTATACTGAATTAGTAAAGAAAGTTATCAAATATAATATAAGAGGTGAATATGATATATAATGAAGAACTATATTGGAGAAGAATTAAAAATCTCTATAAAGCGTGGCAAGAAGCAGAAGATCCAGATTTTAAAAGAGTGTGGATGGATAAACTTCAGGCACTAATGCAACAGGTTGACAAAGCAACTTTTATATGATATAATACAAATATGAATATTTTTTATTTACATAATGATACTAAGATATGTGCTGAACAGCACGTTGATAAACACGTGGTTAAAATGATTGTAGAGTATGCTCAACTATTATCTACAGCACACAGAATGTTAGATGGCGAAGAATATATTGGCAAAAGTAAAACTGGTCGTAATGTTAAAAGATACAGAATGACTAATCCTAATTTAGATAAAACAGTTTATCAAGCCGTACATTATCATCACCCATCTGCCGTGTGGGCAAGAGAAACTAAAGCACAGTATGAATGGTTGTATTCTTTATTTGTAGAACTAGGTAAAGAATATACATACAGATATGGTGGTAAGATACATAGTACAAATGCTTTGTTAAATGATATATTGAAAAATGCACCAGAGAATATTAAACAAGAAGGTTGGCGAGAACCACCACCAGCGATGAAACATTTTCCACAATGTATTGTTGATGGTGATAGTATTCAATCTTATAAAAATTATTACAACGAAGCAAAAGCATATTTTGCTAAGTGGTCTAAAAGAGAACAACCAGAATGGTTTGTAGGGAGTATGATATGAGAAATTTTATAGTAAATAGTTGGGATGGTGTTATGAACTTTAATCATAATCCATTAAGACATATACCAGACTTACAAGTACGACATTTAATATTACAGATACTAGCATGGATGTGGTGTATAACTTTTTCGTTATTCTTCTCATCATGGTACATTTTTGGCATATCAGTTGTTGCTCACTTTGTATTAATACTTGCAATAGTTGTTACAGTTGCTACTTTTGTTTCAACAGAGAGAATGTATAGATTTAAAGAAGGTTATCATTCTATGGGCCGTGCAAGAGGTTCAGTAATATATAGAGGTAAAGACGGCACAGTATATAAAGTACCACTACCTAAAAATGATCCAGGAGGAGAACATGAATAATGCCAACATATAGATTTTATAATAACAAAACAAAAACTGAATACGAAGAACTGATGTCTATTTCTGAAATGGAAAATCATATAAAGAAAAAGCACATTGAAATATTACCACCTACACAAATGAATATTGTATCAAGTGTTGGTTCAGTTGATAGTCATACTGATAGTGGGTTTAAAGAAGTTTTATCTAAAGTATCAGAAGCACATCCTGAAAGTCCTCTTGCAAGAAGATATGGCAAAAGATCAGTAAAAGACACACAAATTGAAAAGATAAGAAAAAAGCATAGAAATAGGATAATTAAGGGTGGTGGAAGATAAATAGTAGTATGGCAGATTTTGATTTTTTAGATGGTTTTGATGGTGGTGGCGATTGGGGTTTTACTTCGGTCAAAGAAAAACCATCACAAACACAAAGCAAAGAAACAGAAACAGTAGTTAAACAAACTGCTGAAGGAACTGCTAAAGCCATTTCTAGCGATATTGTAAAATCACTAGAAATTAAATTAGATAAAATATATTCTGCTGTAAATTCAGCAAAGAGTGAAATCACAAATAAAAATGAAACAGAATTAGAAATTGCTAAGAAACAAATGGATGATGAGTACGATTTACGAAAAGATAATCTTGGCAAAGAGAGTAAGGAAAAGTTTCAACAATTAGAAAAATTAATTATACCCTTACTAGTTAAGTTGGCAAAGTCACCAGAGGCGTACATACACTGGCCAAACAGAGCAGAAGTAATCGAAGCACAACTTAAAAAGATAGTAGCAATAACAAGAGGATAATCTATGGAGTTATACCAAGTAAAAGTGGTGGCCGATGTCTATGCGGATTCAAATTGGGATGAAATTAAAAAAGACATGGTTATAGCATTTAAAGATAAAGAGGGTAATCTAACAGAAATGGTGCCAGGTAAATATGAGTCAATTAAAATTGTATCAATTACTAATGATCGTTATAAGATAAAGGATGATGCTTGACAAACCATAAGTAAACTGTTATAATTATATTATGAATCAAATGAATACTTTTTTAAAAGACAGGTTTAACATGAAATCTTTTGACCATGTAAAACTAAATAACGAACTACCTGAAATATCAACTCAAAATATTGAAGGTAAAAGATTTTATGTTACACCTGAAGGTAACAAATATCCATCTATTACAACTGTTTTATCTGGCAGAAGTAAAGAAGGTATACTTAAATGGCGTAAGTCAGTAGGTAATGATGTTGCAAATCAAATAATGAGGCAAGCAGCAAGTAGAGGTACTGCTGTACACACACTAGTTGAAAACTATTTAAATAATGAAGAACTATCAAAACAAGATGTGCTACCTGTCGCATTGTTTACAATACTAAAACCTGAATTAGATAATATAAATAATATTAGAATACAAGAAGGCGGTTTGTACAGCGATAGATTAGGTGTTGCAGGTCGTGTAGATTGTATTGCCGAATATAAAGGCAAATTATCTGTAATAGATTTTAAGACTTCGACTAAAGAAAAAAAAGAAGAATGGGTTGAGAACTATTTTATACAAGGTTCTGCCTATTGTGAAATGTATGAAGAAAGACTTTCACAAGCAATAGATCAAGTTGTAATCCTAATTGTAACCGAAGATGGTGCTGTTCAAACTTTTGTCAAAGATAAAAAAGATTATTTACCTTTACTAGAAATGGCAATTAAGGATTTTAATGAAACAATTAATTAAAAATATAGTAGGAATATTATCAGTATTATTATTTCTTGGTATCGTATATGCCGTACTAAATGCAGCACAATCAACTGAGCATCCTGTATTTCCACCAGATGCTATGAAACAAGTAATGTCACCAATATTTTGTGGTGAAGCAAATGTAGTATATGGTTATGCAACGAATACATTTAAACAAAAACCAATAGCATGGGCAAATGTAACATCAAAAGGTGATCCAGATACATCTAGTATAGCATGGGTATCTTTTTGGTATAGCAAAGAAACAGATTCAGGTTCAATGTTTTTAACAGTTTTACAAAATGGTGAAACTTGCTTAATGGGTTATGGTATGAAGTGGGAGTTTGATGTTGATGCTCTACTTGATATCGTTAATGAATCTTTCGTTGAAGATAATGAGAGTAAATAGTATGGACCTGGGTGCAATACCCAGCGCCTCCACCAATCCTAGATAGACCTTTAAGGGGGCGAAATAGGATCGACAGCTATTAGAAATCGTATTGGAGAGAGATAGTCGAAAGACTTAAAATTTAATAAACGCAAACGAAAATAACTTTGCATTAGCAGCCTAGGTTGCTAGGGGTTTGCCAGTACCTTGCAACAGAAACTGGCACCAATGCGGTCTTGGTGAAAAGGTAGACACATCTTCGGATGCCCACAAGGCGTACTGGTTCAAGTCCAGTAGACCGTACCATAGGGGATTAAGTTACGAAGAGGCAGCGTAACCTGCCTCGTCCCCAACCTAACAAAAGGAGATTATGTTATGTTTGAAGTATTTGAAATCTTACTACCCATAGGCATACTAGTTTTATGTGCTTATGCAATCGGTTATATGTCTGGTTCAGACGCCGCAAGAGAAATCTATAATCCTACAATTAGAAAGAATGATTTGAAATAATGTCCTTATTTCAAGATGTACACTTTTGTTTTGGCAATGGTAATTCAAGAAAAGGATTAGATGTTGACAAATTTAAAAAGAAGGGTACAGTAATCGGGTGTAATGCGATTTATCGTGATTTTACACCCGATATAGTCGTTGCTTTAGATTCAAGAATAGGGCATGAAGTTTACAGGTCAGGTTATGTCTTTGATAATGTATGTTATCTAGGATACTGGACACCTGTTCCGATATTTGTTGCAAAAGAAATGTTAAAAACTATGGCAGATAAAACTGACATTGTTTGGAATGATAGTGAACAAGTTGTTTATCATGGTGCTGATGGTGTGTTTACATTAACACCAGGTCATAATCTAGGTATAACTTATATCACAGGTGTAGCAGATAAAGACCATGTCTATGATATAGAACCAGATGTAGATGGTTTTGCTTATGCAACAGGTTCAAGGTCTATTCATCTTTCATGTGAAATAGGTGCAAAAGAAATATATATTATTGGTCATGACTTATATTCTAAAGATAATAAGATAAATAATGTATATGCAGGCACTAATTGTTATGCTGAAAAGAATGCTGATTATGCAAGACCTGACAATCCAGATGAAACATATAACTGGATATTACAACATAAAAATACATTTAAAAAATTTAAAGATATAAAATTTTACAAAGTTAATCCTGAAGATGAAGCGATTAATATTAGAGTAGAAGAATGGGAAGATTGTGATAATTTAGAGTATATGACACTTTCAGAGCTTGACAGAAAATTTAAATTATAGTATAATAGAACAATGATTATAACACCTAACAAATTTGCTTTACTGATTGAAAATATGGTTAAGAATAAAAGAATGTCTTACATGGATGCTGTGATACAATACTGTTCAGAAAATGGTATAGATCCAAGCAGTACAAAAGGATTAATCAATAAAACATTAAAAGAGAAGATAGCATTTGAGGCACAAGGCTTGAATATGTTAAAAGAAAAGACAGCAAAGTTACCAATATAAGGAGATAATATATGACAGGGGCAGAAATAGCATTAGTAGTATTTGCAACACTATGGATTGTAGGAGTACTAGAAGGATAAAGTGAATGGTTTTGAAGTATATAAAATCTATTTGGCAATCAAACTCCACTTCACAAGTAAAAACCAATCTTACGACTTTCATAAACACAACGGTAGAACAACTGCAAGATTGGAAACCTTTACTAAAAGAAGGGATCGCTATTTCTTTCATAAGCTTTCTAAATCTTACAATAATAACACTATTGTTGATTACTTCGTTAGTAATTTTGTTTCTAATACTAATTTATGGGTTGGTGACATCATTGGCAAAACTGGTGACGACCATTATAAACAATGGTCAAAAAAGATAGAGGCGTTACATTATTATTATGAACAAGATATTGATTACATACTTGAAAGGGATTATAAGTTTGACGATTTATTCATGTCAGTAAATAATCAACACCCACCCATTTTAAAGATGTTTTTATCAAAGAGAATAAATTTTGAAACTGTTTTAATATTAGATGATATATTATCTTTTACAAAGCAACTAAATAAAAATATAAGTGAAAAGGTATTATGGCCAAAGTTATACGATAGAATGATACGATATAAACCATTTTTAAATTATAACTTAACAAAATATAAAATGACATTGAAAAGGAAACTAAATGTATGAGTGAAGGAGTAAAAACAGAGGTATTAACACTAGGTGAAATAGTGCTTAAACTTGAAATGCCTAAACAATTTATTGATGATATTAATAATGTCTTTGATGAAAAAGAAGCAACAACAGTAGACTGGAGTACTCAACTTGCAGGTAAAATTAAAAAAGAAAAACTAGTTAATCATTTATTAACTGACCAGATAAAAGGTACTTTTCAAATGTGTTTTCAAGAATATATGAAAAGGTCAGGCTCAGTATTATCACAAACACATCAACTAGTTTTAGATAACTGTTGGATAAATGATATGTATGCTAACGAATATAATCCTTGTCATTTTCATGCAAGTAAAAATAGTTTAGTAGGTCTTTCATCTGTTTTATTTTTAAAAACACCTGATTCGTATGGTGAAGAAATAATTAATCCAAGTAATCCTTCTAACGGACATTTAGAATTTATAGGTGGTCAACAACATTCACTAGCAATATCACAAATTAGATTAAGTCCTAAAGTAGGAGACTTCTTTATATTCCCATACACATTGGTACATGGTGTTTATCCATTCTATGATACAGACCAAGTAAGAAGAACATTATCATATAATTGTGATATACTACCTAAAGTATTAGTAAAAACAAAGTAGAGAGAGTAAAATGAAAGATAAAATTTTAGTAGAACAAAAAGAATATCATTCAACCACACATTATGTTAATAGAGAAATTCCTGAAGATGATATTATCAAAGAATTTGGTGATATAGAAACCTTTAAAAAAGGATTGCTTGATTGGGAACATGATGACCATGACGCTGAGTTGAGTGATAGAGTGAATGACTTTCTTAATGAATTTGACTATGAACGAGTTGTTGATGAATGGTCCATGCGAAAAGGTGGATATGATGTTGATGTCGAAGTTGTGGATAAGTTTACATTAACAGAGAACAGATAATGAGGTAAAATGAAGATAGAATTTATCAGTAAGTATGCTGACTGGTTACTGAAACCAGTACCTATTAAGAAAGTTATGCCAGAGTGGTATAAGAACTTAGAGGTATTTACCAATAACGATATGCGAATGCCAACCGTTAGAAAATGTGTGCCTGTGTTAGACGCTGTATCATCTGGTTATGCCATACTGGCACCAACAGACCTATCATTCACTAAAGAAGTAAATGAAACTTTTGAGGACGGTAGTTTTAATTATAATATTATTGGGAGTACTGGTAGAGAGAACGTCATTCAAAGACCTAATCCAGTTGATTTGAATTATGAGATACAGGGTCACCCAGTGGCACAGGTTGATCCAAATATGTTTTATTTTGATGAGATACCTGTGGCGATGAAATTATTGAATCCATGGATTATCAAAACACCACCTGGTTATAGTTGTATATTCACACCACCATTCAACACGGAGAGACGAGATATAAGGATAATCACAGGCATTGTTGACACGGATAAATTTTTTAATCATGTTAACCTTCCATTTGCCCTACGAGATTGGAACCACGAGAAAGAACAGATTAAGATTATAAAGAAGGGCACACCCATCGCCCTAGTATTCCCTTACAAGAGGGACAACTGGAAGATGGAGATAAGACACGAACCTAAACTATACGAGAAACATATGAATAAATGGGGTTGGGAATATTTCTCTAATTTTATTGACTTATATAGAAATAAGATATGGACAAAAAAAGATTATAAATGATTAAGAAAGCTACAAAATATACAGATGAGAATGGTGTCATAGAATTAAAAATATCTAGTATGACATTAGGTACCACAATAGTAAAATTTGATTTACCTATGAACCTAGTTGATGATATTAATAATGTATATGATAATAACAAAGAAAAAATATCAGAAAAACTAATTAATAATTTGCTTACAGACGATATGAAAGATATGTTTTTGTCTTGTTTTGAAAAGTATTTAGAGATAGTGAAGAAATCTTTTTGGACCTGTGAGTTAGAGGACGCATGGGTAAACGATATGAGGGAAGGTGAGTATAACCCCTTTCACACCCACGATAGTCTTATATCAGAGTTGGGACTATCTTCCGTACTCGGTCTAAAGAGACCAAGCACATATGGTATAGATGTCTTTAGGATGGATATTAAAAGTGATGGTGTATATCCAACCAATGGTATGTTACAGTTCTCTAATGGCGATCAATCACCAATCTCAACCTCACAATTATCCGTAGATGTTAAACCTGGTGAATTTTATGTATTTCCATACACTATGTTACACGGTGTTTATCCATTTAATGGTACTAAAGAAATAAGGAGAACAATGTCATTTAATTGTAATTTATTTACAGAAACAACTATTCAAAGAAAGGAAAACAAATGAACGTAGATAATTTAAGAGAACAACTAAAAATAGATGAAGGCGTGAAGTATGAAATATATAACGATCATCTAGGTTATGCTACTTTTGGCATAGGTCATCTAATCGTAGAGGGTGACGAAGAACATGGTAAACCTTTAGGCACGCCAATAAGTGAAGAAAGAGTAAATGCAATCTTCGAAGAAGATGTAAAAAAATATATTAGTGAGTCAAAGAAAGTATTTCCTAATCTTGATGACTTACCAGAAACTGCTCAAGAGGTCATAGTAAATATGTGCTTCAATATGGGTGCACCAAGACTATCAGGTTTCAAAAAATTTATTGCAGGTGTTAATGCAGGCGACTGGAAAACTGCTGCTGTAGAAATGATGGATTCTAGATGGGCAAAACAAGTTGGCGACAGAGCAATAAGATTAAGAAATAGAATACTTACAATATAATGGATCAGGCAGGAAGATATACAGCAGAGCATACAGTAATGGATGCTAATTTAGAGATTGGTAAGTTAAAACATTTATTAGAAGTTGCCGAAGATAAGATTCGAGAACTAGAGAAACAACTTGCCGAAAGAGATGGCACATCAATTATTAATTATGGTTTAGATGAAGATTTACTGAAACTTGATATCGGTAAATCGGTAAAAGAAGAACCAGAGTTAAAATCGGTAATGTCAGAAAAATTTAATAAATTTGGGGAAGATGCTTGACATTATGCTTCAAATCTGTTATAATAAGATATATGCAAAAGAAGAATTATAAACTTCTTTTTATAGTGCAAGGAAGAGGGTTTTACCAGAGGCCCGAACTTGACTGCTCAGGGGTTGTACCCAGGCATAACTTGGAAAACAAGGGGTGTCAAATCGCCGACAGGTGAGAGTAGGTTGTGGCAGAATAGGAAATGGAATCCGGTCTGTTACTTGTGGGTAATTCCATAGTCCCACCTATTTCGCATATAAATATAAACATATATTATATACAAAGTGGATAAGATAAACATACAAATACAATCATACAAGGAGATACAAATATGAATACAAGTATTGCGGCCTTAAAAAGGTCAAAGTCTAATTTAGACACACTTATAGGCGAACTAAACAAAGTTGCCGAACCTCAAAAACAATCAAACTCATATGCTGACGATAGATTCTGGAAACCAGAACTAGATAAATCAGGTAATGGTTATGCTGTTTTTAGATTTTTACCAGCAGTTAAAGATGAAGATTTACCATGGGCGAGATTATGGTCCCATGCATTTCAAGGCCCAGGCGGGTGGTATATTGAAAATAGTTTAACAACTATGAACAAAAAAGATCCAGTAAGTGAATCAAATAGTTTACTCTGGAACTCTGGCGTAGATGCCGATAAAGAGATTGCAAGAAAGAGAAAAAGAAAACTCTCTTATATTGCAAATGTTCTAATTATTAATGACGCAAAACATCCTGAGAATGAAGGTCAAATCAAACTATTTAAATTCGGTAAGAAAATCTTTGATAAGATTACTGAAGCGATGAAACCTGAATTTGAAGATGAGAAACCTATCAACCCATTTGATTTCTGGGAAGGTGCAAACTTCAAACTGAAAATCAGAAAAGTTGATGGTTACTGGAATTATGACAAATCTGAATTTGATAGTCCATCAGCAATCAAAGATAATGATGAGGCAATCGAAGAAATTTGGAATAAACAGTATGCGTTAAAACCTTTTCTGGCACCTGAAAACTTTAAATCTTATGATGAGCTTAAAGCAAAACTTGATAAAGTTTTGAGTGGTGTTAGAAACACTGGTACTGCTGAAGATGTTGCAATCCCACCGTCAACAACTTATAGTAAACCAGATGTTGTAGCAGAAACAGTAGATACTCCTACTCCAGAAGTTGTGAATGATGATGATGGCGATGAAACGCTATCTTATTTTTCTAAACTGGCGGAAGAGGACGAGTAATCTCTCCACCTGTTTTCTCTATATTGGGGTTAGGATATTCTGTTCTAACCCCTTTTTATATAAATATTACTATTATATTATGAAAGAACTTTGAGATATCAAATTAAACGAGGAGTTTATATGGAAATTATTACTAAGATAAAGTCATGGTCAGCAGCACTAGCAGACGTAGGTGTTTCACTTATCGCTCTAGGCATCGTGCTTGAAGTATTATTCAGCGGACAAAATGTACCGTTTTGGCCAGACATTAGTGTAATAGCAAATGTTCAATCAATCATCGCTGGGTTTAGTGCTCAAGGGTTAGTTGGTTTAGTTGCTGTTTGGGTTTTATACTCAATATATACTAAAAAATAACTTAATTAAGATATAGAAGAATTTAGGGGCGCTTGACGCCCCTTTTTTTATGCATAAATAGGAGTATGGATTTATTTTTTAAATTAGTTATTGAATTTGGTGTACCTGTAGCAGCTTCATCTGTCATGGGTCTTTTCATTTATATTATTCTAAAATACATATTAGGATCAGTAGTTGGTCAAGTACAAGGTATGCACGGTATCATTATGGGATTAGATAATAGAATTAAAACAATGAACAATGACATGATAAAATTAGATTTACTTATATCTCATGCCTTAAAACTTCGACCAGACGAAGATAGAATTTCTAGGGCAGATGGGAAAATAGACGCTAGAAAGGACTAATGGACATTGTAGAAATCATAGACAAGTATGGCTTTGCCACAGTTGCAGCCGCAGCTATGGGGTGGTTTATTTACTTCATTTATACTTTCATAACAACCGAAGTTAAAATAAAATTAGGTGAAGCAAATGGTGTGCTCATAGGATTGATTGACAGAATTAGAATGCTCGACAATGACCTAATCAGACTAAGATCAAAACTAAACACCGTACTTGAAATGCAAGAAAATGAAAAGGAGAAACAGCATGGAAATAGCGATAATATTAAAGATAATAATTTGCCACTGGATAGGAGACGGCCTTCTTCAAACCGAAAAGATGGCAACACAAAAGAGTAAATCAACTTATTGGTTATCTGCCCATGTAGGGGCATATAGTATTCCCTTTATTGTTGTATTCTATAATATACTAGGGTGGGTGTTACTTATGGCAATCTTACATTGGATACAAGACTGGATAACATCAAGAATCAATGCTAATTATCTACAAGTGAAAAATAACACTATGTTTTGGAACTCAATATGGACAGACCAGATGATACATTACGTCATATTGTTTGTCTCCATTACTTATTTTATATAAATATAAGCATGAAAACACTATTAAATATAGTGTTAGTATCATTTTTTTATGTGTTATTGGTGGGTCCTAACACTCTTACAGCAAGCGAACTAGTGCATAACTT